CCAGATGGATTAGATCCATTAACCATAATAAAATCACCATTAAATTCATATAAAGGGTTAGTTAATTCTGTTGCTAATCCTTCCATAATTGAAATTTGATCTGGACTATAATTAGCCCATTTTGCAATTTCAATATACAATCTCAAAGCCAAAGAACTAATTTGAGAAGACATAGTACCGTCGTAATGTTTGTAATCTCCCGCAATTACACGATCAGCACCATATTTAATCATAGTCTTGGTCAATTTATCCCAAGCAGGTCCATGAGCATTAACACCTACAGCACATTCAAATAAAACACTATTTTCCATCATTAATTTACAAATAGGTAAAAAATATTTCCTTACTAATATTAAACCAACTATAGGAGTGCCAGCAAATACTCTTACTTTATCTTTTGTAAGTTTTGTTGGTTCATCTTTGAGATTACATCTATGTACAAGCAAAATTCTTTCCTTTTTAAGAAGTTTCTTTTCACATAATTCTACTTCATCCCAAATCCATTGGTCTACATCTAGTGGAACACTAATTCCTTCTACAGTTCTATCTGATGGTTTAATAAATTTACTTTTCAGTGTGCATGTGGGCCATCCAGTACTAGTTTTAAGATTAATACTATCAATTCCATATACTCCATCATTACCAGCAACAATTGTATCATTATCAAGTGGATGTAATTTGTCTTTCCAAATTATATTTTTCTCTTTATTAAGTTTAGAAAATATTTTAGTAGAAAAATCTTCATATGCCTTATTTAGATAATCAACATGTAAATTTTTAAGATTTGTTAAAGACAATAATTGTTCTCTCCAAGGTTTATAACTATTCATATTCTTTGGTGGTCCATGAGTTTTTGAAATACCAAAATGTTTAAAAACACTTTCAGCAATCTTACTACTAACCACTTCTGAACGAAATTCACGCAATTGTTTATTATGAGTTCCATAGTAATTTAGAGTATTAACTTCATCATCTAAATAATTCAATGGACTCTTATATGAAGGTTCAGTAGATATTGTGAGATCACCAGATTGTAAACTTATTTCTTCTAAGGTGTTAAGAGGATTAACTACTTTTCTTTCTTTGAGAATAGCAATTGTTTCTTCTATTTCACCACGGGTAATGCGTTGAATGACACCTTTAGGGGTATCAGTTATTCCCGCAATGTGTATACCACCAATAAAAGGTGAAGAACCATTAATCATAACAGGCGAACCACACAAACCTACAAAAGTATTTGCGTTACTCATATGTGTCAAATATACTTGGAAAGTATCATAATCTTGAGCTGCATTATTACATGGCTGAAAACTTGTTGTAGTACATCTAGAAACATATTTAATTATCTCACCAGTATTGTTACGATGTATTATATCACCCTTACTAGCAAAGAAACTATTTGGTTTGTTCTCTGGGAAAAATTTCAGCATATTACGCCTACTACCTCCTTGATTCAAGAACAATATAGCTACATCAGTTTTGTTAATCCTATGCCATGATGAATCACCATAGGTAGTTTTGAAATTCGGTCCAATACATTTATCATCATGATATATAACATTTATATAAAAATATTTCTTAACCATAACATGATATGGAACTAAATAACATCCATCACCTAAAGGTAATATATTGCAATTGTTATATCTCTTCTTGTCTTCACTAGTAAATTCAGCAAAGGCAACATTATTTTCTAACAATTTACCCAAATCATCTCCGACAATGGTTTTACACATACCGACTATAGGTTCTATAATAGGTTTTTTCCAATGATTTTCTACTTTTTCAGTATCAGGAATTAAAGCCTTTACTTCAGAACCTTGTGGAGTGCACCAATATCTAACAAATGATGAAATCTCATATCTATATTTATATAAAATCATTATAG